CTCAAGTAGAGGCTTCAGGCTCTTCCAAAGCTTTGCTTCCGGCCCCATTTGCGCTGTTCTCCGTTGGTGTGACGTCTTTTAGGAAGGGATACTTCTCTTGCAGTTCCATCAGGCGTGTCATGATCTGGTCACGGCTCATGTTTTCGATGCGGTTAAGCGTCTCACGGCGGTCAGTCGTTAGGCCACCCAAGGCACTGCGCAGCTTCTCTGCGTTGATGGCAGCGGAGAATTGGTTTGCACCTTCCGCACCACGGGACAGGTTGTAAAGGCGCTCTAGCTGGCCCAGCGTTGTCACGCCATACCTACGTTCACGTGCTTCCCGCAGTTCCTTGATGTATTCGACAACGTGGGGGAAGTCCGTGCCGTTCAACAACTTGTTGGCATAGACGTTGGCAGTGTCATGATTGAAGCCAGCGCGTCTAGCGCATTCCGTGTTGGTATACAGGCCCTCAGAGTAGAGTTCGGCAAAGGTTTTCTGCCGCTCTGTTATCACACGCCCATAATCCTCTTCGATGGACGAAACTTTGCTACCCTTAACAGCGACAACGGCGTCCCTGTTCTTCCTAAAGCCACCCATGTCGATCCTCCGGCAGTGAATTAAACCACCTTTTTGGTAACCCCAAGGCGGGTCAAGGGTCAAGACGAATCGGAAAAAGATTGCTATAGGGTTTTTTAGGCCCCCCCCTTCCATTTCATTACAGTAAGACCCCCTGAAAATGTTAAGTGTAATAACAATGTAATGAACTATATCTTGTCTTTTCAACAACTTAACACATACTCAACACACTTTTTCCATTAACACGAGGGGGGTCAACACAAATTTAAATTCACAAGGGGGGCCTAAAATCCCCTATAGGGCACTTTTTGGCCCACTTTCGTCCTCTAAGTGACTGATACATATGACAAAACCGCCATTACAAAGTCCTTTACAATCTCGTTTGAGATTGGAAAAAACGTAAATGGCGGTGTTTTTTAGTCCTGCGATTTCATACACTTAGCAGGTCCAAGGAGCGAGGTCAACCCCTCAATCAACTTTGTAAAAACGCCCATTTTGTAAAGGACCAAGGTCCAAGGCCCAACATTCTTCTTGCACCCTGCTTCCGCTTGTGTATAGTGAACAAGCGACCACTACCAAACCCAAACTTGAAAGGAAGACCCAGATGATCTCCCCAGAAATCCTGCAGCCCATCTTTGACAGGGTTGCCACGCACTTCCTGTCCATGCCGCATCCTTCTTCTGCATCGGACAAGTCGATGTGTTACTACCGCGATGACCATGACGGCAACCGCTGCTTTATTGGCGCGTTGATCCAAGACGAGGATTACGACCCTGCTATCGAGGGCTTGTCTATCAGAAGCCACCACACTGGCTATCGCCCCGTAGGTACACGCGCCACGCTTGAGATCGCTATCGTGCGTGGCATGAACGCCTTGGGCATCCAGATCGACGATCTGACCGACGATCTGCGCGACACCTTTGACGAACTTCAAGTGATCCATGACGGCTGGGGTGAGGCGAAGTATGGGCGCGAAGACGTCACGCGCCGCCTTGTCGAGTTTGCCGAAGCCCGCAAGCTTTCTACCGCCGCCCTGACATCAGAGGTGACGGCATGATCACGATAAAGTGCGTCTATCACCCTGCTTACGGCTTGCCTGACGATATACGCTGTCAGGTGCTGGCGGACTCTGAAAATTACGGCATCTACGCCGCTGCCAAAATGAACAACCTTGCGATGTCCACAGTCTACCGCTGGCGCAAGGAAATGCTCATGAGACCCGCAAAGGAAACCACAAATGGCTAACCTCTTATACCCTGCCTATGTCGATAGGCTTGCCATCTACTCTGTCACACTCAATCCAGAGATTGGCTACAACGACGAAATCCCATCCGGCACAGTCTGTGCCATTTTGGATTGGACCACTGGTGACGGCTACACCAACGCTATAGACCAACTCAATGCCGTGAAAGCTTGCGCCCGCATTTTGGGGCATGACGAGAAAAACATTGGGTTGGCAGTGCTGATCAACGACAGGTGGATCGCCATCGACGAAGCAAACCTCAAGTATGGGGTCTGATCATGCCCGCAAGCCTCAAACTCACCTTTGCCCGCTATGTCGATGAACTGGGCGTGTTCTCCATAGATAACAACCCTGACGCCCACGTGGGCGCACCCTTGAGCAAGGGCGCGATGGTCCGCAAACTTATCTGGAATTGCGATGACGGCTACTCCAAAGCCTACGAGCAGTATTGGGCGGCGAAGGCCGCAGCCGATGTGCTGGGCGGTGGTATCTGCCTAGTCGCAAAAATCGAAGACGAGTGGATCGTCTGCCATATCACCAACCTTTCAGAATAAGGAAACCCCAGATGAATGAACGTGCCGACTTTATCCAATCTGAGATCGAACGTGCCTACGCCACTGCGGATGACGATTGGAAGAAGGAATACTACCACAATGCGGCAAGGTATCTTGCAAGCAACCGCTATCTAGAAGGCGGTAAGCTTTGCGCGTTTTGCCGCAGCCAAGGTATGGCTGACCCACACCATCATAACGTGTGGGGGTCTATGCTGTCCTCATTGCGCAAGATGGGCTGGATAGAGAAAGTCGGCATGGTCGAGCCCACCACGCAGCATACGCATATCAATTCGGTGTGCCTATGGGAAAGCAAACTGTTTAAGTAACCCCTCAAAACAAGGATAATCGAAATGAACCTCACTAAAGCCCACAAGGGCGAAATCGTTCGCGACATCATGAAAGATGTCCCCCAGATCGACTACAGGGCAAAGATCAGGGAGTACGTGCAAGCTGAAGCGCTCAAGCTTATGCCCGCCGCCGTGCTTGCCCTCTACAACGACGAAGGGCTGCGGCCTTTTGTTGCGACCATGCGCATCTATGGGCGCTACTACGGGTCGAGCGGTGACTGTGGATATATCCACTGGATATCCTATGAGACCAACGGATCGCGCACCATCTACCTAACCAACGGCAGCAGCAACGCCGTAGACCCCCTGACCAAGACGCTCAAGGCCATCGTGCGACAGGACGTGCTTGGGTTCTGCGAAGCTGCCGAAAAGCAGGACAAGGACATTGATGCGATGCGCGACAAGCTGCAATCGATGCTCTTGCCCATCCGCACTCTTAAGCAAGCCAAGACGCTGCTAGAGGCGGACCTTCACAAGTATCTGCCTGTCGAGCCGCCCAAGGTCGAAAAGACCACCGCAACGGGCACGGCGCTTGTGCCCTACGTTGTGGGCGACTTGAAGGCGATGGGCTGGCCCAAGGAGCAAGCAGCATGATCGTGATCAGCAAGGATCAGGCGCACGATATGCTCCGCATCATCGAGGCCAGCATCGAGATAGACCAGTTTGCCGAAATCGATCTCAAGGACGTCGATCAGCTAGAGCGCTTCCTTGCCCGCGCCAAGCTGCATGACTCCCTGACAAACGCGCTGTATCAGCAATCGAGAGGAGCGGAAGCATGACCGACACAACCCAACTCCACGCCTACCCGCACGACACGGGTCTAGCCCCCTGCAAGGGACTGACCAAGCGCGAATGGTATGCGGGCCTAGCAATGATGGGGCTCATCCCCCACGCCTTGGCTATCAACGCCAACTCCTACGAACTGGCTGACCGCGCCTTCCTGATCGCGGATGCAATGGTCTACGCCATCCAGAAGGATGAACTGGAGGCCAGCAAATGACCACGAAACCATGCCCAGAATGCGGGGGCCAAGGTCAAAGGGAATTCGAGCGGTATTGCCGCGCCTCTGCCTCGAACCCCTACGGCGACATCGAAGGCTACATGGCGGAGTGCGACAACTGCCATGGGTTGGGCGAGATCGAATACGACGAGGAAGACGAGGAATAATGCAAGTGATCGTTGCCATCGCCCTCATCTGCGGGGAAATCGTGTGCTCGAATGTGGTTTATGAACCAAGGTTCGAGGACATGGCTTCTTGCGAAGCATACATCGGGAACGAGCGGCAAGTCCGCTCGTTAGACCAAGAACAGGTCGTGTTGGACGACTGCATATGGACGACAGAAGAAATCATGAAGGAATTCAAATGACCCAGATCACGCATGAAAGCACGGCGGAGTCGCAAGCTTTCGAGAAGATCAGCACGGACCTAAAGCGGTGCTTTGCAACGTGGGAAGCGGCGGGCATCCAGCCCAGCCTTGCCATGTGGGCAATGACTGTGCTGATCACCGAATCCTTGCGCAGCGCACTTGACGGCGACAGGGGGCGGATCGTGGAGTTTATGCTTGCCGCGATGAACTCTTCGCTGTCCGAAGCAGAGGCAAAAAACTGATGGCGGGTGGTCTGAATTACGCGCCGGAAGACGTCCGCACCAGCGAGATGATGGTGGCGTCCATTTCAGGGTCAGGCGTGGCCTTTGCCTTCATGCCGCACAACGTAGGGGAAGAACCGCAGATCGTGGCGATTGCACCTAAGCTTGCCAAGCTGCACGAAATCCGCATCGGTGACACCATCGAGGTGGGCTACGTGGAGAACTTCCCTGAACACCTAGAGCGCGTGCCGTGGCGGGCCGTGGCAATCTACAAGCGGACGGACGGCACTGAAAAGGCAATGGCGGGCATCAAGCCCACCGAAGCCCGCAAGACCATCGAAAGTCAGGTCTTGAACATCGTCATGGGCGGCGAAGTCTGGAACAGGGCGGAGATGTACGTCGAACTGTTCAACGAAGCCTTCACGTCTGTGACGGCGTCAGAGGTCGAACGGGCGAGGTACGAGGCCATAGGGCATTCGCTGCTACGTCTGCACGACACGGGCTCGATTGCCTGTGCGCGGGTCTACGGGCCCGCGAAGAAGAACGCCACGGCCCTCTACTACGCCAAGTCCACCCACGTGCTGGGACGCGCCCTGATGGGGCTGGACGATCTGGATACGGGAGCAGAGCCATGAGCACCCGACATGACGTAAGCCGCCGCCCCGAAGGACTGTTCAGCGTGGCTATGGCTGAAGCCGAAGCTGGCGACGAGGTCGTGTACCACGTTGGGCAACACGCTGGCGGGCCGCACAAGAAGGAAGCCGCTGCGACATACGAAGCAGGAAAGTGCATCCTCTACCAGCGCAAGCTTGGTGGTGGGAAGTTTGAATACATCGCGAAGAAAACCAAGTAACCCCTAGATGGAGATGTCCAAAATGAAGACCCTATATGACCTCTACCCCGAACTGTTCGAGGGACTCTACCACAAGTTCCCAAATGTCGCGAACCTGTCAAAGGTAATGACAACCATTAACGACATGGACGATGCCATAGGCGCGTCACGTGGCTGCACCCTGCATTGGATCAAGGGCGACAACATCCCCAGCGGTGCGTCAGAGCGCCGCGCTGGCTTTTACTTGCGCGAAAAGGTCCAAGGTCCAAGGCCCGTCCCGTCCCCTGCCGCAACAGTCCCGAACCCCGAAGCATCTATGTTCCTAATCTCCGTGCCCGAAGGATCGAAGGCCAAGGCAACGATGCTGCTTTCGATGATGCGGAACATCAACTGCGAAGTGGTGGATTTCTGACATGAACTGGTGGATGAGTAAACTGCGTGGCAAGACACGCGCCGACATGGTTGCAGAACACCTGAAAGAGGTGGAAGCAATGGAGGTCTACATCACCGACAAGCGGACGCCGGAGCAGGAGGAGATGTTCAAAGAGCAGAAGCGTATCCAAGCCCTTCTGGGTTTTGATCATGGCGATAGCCACCAAAATTGGCTGCGGATGCACCAGATCATGCTGGCCCACGAAAACCGCATAAAGCATTTGGAAATACAGATTGGGGCAAGGATGGGTGGCGGCGATGAGATTGTTTGAATTGGGGATGTGGGAGATTGTCCTTATGGCCGTCTTCTTTTTGGGGGTGTTCGCCATCCTGTGCGTGGTCATTTCCGTGGCCGTTATGATGGTGATCATCACGCTTGAGGCGGTGGACGATTACAAGCGGTGGCGGAAATGATCTACATCTTAATCCTGATAACGCATGGAAGGAATGAAAAATGAACGACTATAACAACGGTGAAATCTGGGGCTGGAACGGCGGCGAATGCCCTGTCCATCCTGAAAGCGAAGTCATGGTGTGGTATCGTAACAATACTCCATCAGCAGGTCTTCCCGCTAAGTTGCATTCTTGGCGGCACAAGAAGTGTTATTATGGTGACGGGGACATCGTGTGCTTCCAAGTGACTAAACCTTACGCCGAACCCAAGACGATCTGGGTGAATGAGCATCATAATGGTAATTGCTATGGCTACCCTTCAGAAGAATTAGCAAAGTCTTGTGCTGGTGGTAGCGGAACAGCAGTCCGCATCGCCGTGGAATATGTGGAGAAACAGAAATGAGTGACGATCTGATCAAGCGCGATGATGCGCTGAATGCCTGTGTATTGCGCGAAGACAATCCGCCAACTGAAATGCAACTAAGTCTACGCAATGTTATCAGCGCCCTGCCCGCTGTGCCGACCCGTGCGCTGGCTGAACTGGAGACTGAACCTTTGGGCGCTGAGTTTGAGGCGGTGTGGGACGCTAACAAAACGGAGTTGTATGAGCCATGAGTGAAGTCCGGCGCAAGCCAATTGAAACCGAAGACGATGATGGCGTCACTTACATCAGCTTTGATGATGATCATACCATCCGCGACATCATTCGCTACCTACTGTCAACAGGGGTGGATGCAGAGGAACTGTATGATCACATCAACGATCCAGAGTTACTGGCAGATGCGGAGAAAGAATGACCGCCCGATACGGAAACCGAACCATCATCAAGATGTTCAATCAAATCAACGCGCTTCGCAAAGCCATTCGAAGCGAAGGCACCCCCGCCATCCAAGAAGCGTGGGACAAGGTCGAAGAGCACATCGACTTTATTTACATACAAAGTGAGGCGAAGAATGCTGATTAGGATACGTGGGGTAGTATACCCCACAGTCAAGGCAGCAGCGGAAGCGCACAACGTGACCATAGCGGCTGTCTATTCCGCGCTGCATCGTGGAGACACGGATTCCATTGGCATGGGGAAGAATTTCAAGAAGCCCATCACCCTAGATGGGGTGACCTTTCGGTCTATTGCGGCAGCAAGCAAGGAGCTTGGCCTTGGGCGGACCTATCTATGGAAGGTGCTTAACCACGGCACGGACTACACCCGACAGAGGGTCGCGGACGCACTGGCGGCATACAAGGAGAAGAATAAGTGCACGACTTAGCCGGATTTTTATGGTATTATTAAGGACATAGGGCCTTGAACCAAGCATAGCCCGTTGATAAAAGGGCTGTGAGGGGCGTGAAACATTTAGCAAACGGCAACGGGTGTTTTTGTTTTGGTCAGAAATTAGACTGCGCTACGGCCTATTTCCCCAATCGCCCCTCACCAATCTCCCCGAACATCGATGGCTGACGAAAAGCAGAGAGCCATATGGCGGGCGGCATCCATAAAGTATGCCATGAAGAACCGCGAACTTGTCTTGGCGCGTGGCAGGGAAGCCAAACGCAAGAAGGCTGCGGAAGACCCTGCTTGGCGCGAGGAAAACAATTTCAAGAAACGCGCCAAGGGGCTGGGTTTCACCAAGAAGCAATGGGAAAAGATGTTCGATAATCAAGGGCGCGTCTGCGCCATATGCGGGTCCGATAGCCCACACCATAAGAAGGGCTGGCAGCTTGACCACTGCCACAAAACCAATACAGCCCGATTTATTCTATGCACACACTGCAACAGGGGCCTGAGCGGCTTTCGGGACAACCCCGACCTGATGCGCAAGGCCGCAGATGCGCTTGACGAGTTCAACAGCCGCCCTGTAGAAGACTGACATTCAACCCAGTTGCTTCCTACTTGTCTCCCTGCTATAGACGTTCGTGAACGATCAGGAGAGACCAAGTGCCAAGGACCAAGAACATACAATTCAGGACCGTTGCCGTTCCTATTGACGTCTACGACAAGTTGCGCGAACTGGCCGACTTTGATGACAGGTCACTGGCGCGGGAAGTGGCCCTCCTGATCAAAGAAGCCCATGCACAAATCTTGGGTCCTCAGCGCAACTGAGGCTTCTTTTTGGTGTCCCGCAGATACTTGGGCTCGATGTCCTTGATCTTATACTGATGCATATCTTTCAGCATAAACAAGGCCATGGCCCGTGTGATCCCGACCTCCTGACATAGCTTAGAGACTATACCGCTGCGGGTGCGCTTGACCCCCGGAGTTTGCCTCTTGCGCTTCTGCCGGACGGATTCGACAAACAGCCGGACAACGGCCTCGCTGTCTACTTGGTTTTTCTTATGGGAAGTTGAGTCTGGCAAAGTCCCCGAAGAGTTCTCGGGCTTTGTCATCTCTGCGCCTTGCAACTTTTTCCGGATCATTTGACGAGAACCCACAGTGATGTGATTTTCCTTCATGATACACTCTACCAACGTACCCTTGAAGTTTCTTGTTCCAAGAAACTCCAACATATTCACAGGTATTTCCAAACGAACCCCTATTTCGAACGCTTTGATTTCTGTCGCAAGGCCGCAAGTTTGACCACCGATTGTCTGTTCGGATCCCACTGATGTGGTCCATCCAGAGCATGGGCCAAGACCCAGTCATAAGGGCGTAGGCGCAACGGTGCGCAAGAACGCCCGACTTAAAAACCTTACCACAAAAGTACCCGTGTGATCCCAGATGTGTCAGAGCGGGCTTCCCAGCCCAGCGAGAATTCCAGTTGTTGGCGCAACCCACCGCATCTCTCTTTTCCGTTCCTTGAAAGTGGCTTACAGGCCTTACCCTCCAAGTGAATAGCCCTGTATCCGGTTCATACGACAACGCCTCACCCAACTGGGCTACTTCGATTTCTTTGGACTTAGTTCCAGCCATTTCATGGCCTCCTCGCCAAGGGTTTTTGCGCCAAGATCGATCTTGTTGCGCAAAGCCTGAACAATCCGTTCGTCTATCGTTCCGGGAGTTATAAGATCAACATACGTAACGGCACTCTTCTGGCCTATCCTATGTACACGATCCTGTGATTGAAGTCTATGCTCAAGTGAGAAATCGTTTGCATAGTAAACCACAGTATTGGCCGCAGTGAGCGTGATCCCGTAGCCCGCTGTCGCGGCGTTGCCAATAAAGAACCGAAGGGGATTGTCAGGCTTTTGGAAGTCCTGCACTATGCGCAACCGCTCATCGTCTGACGTGTCGCCATAGTAGGACGCAGCCGACCCTGCCCCAAACTCTTCGTTCAGCCGTTTGGTGATCTGCCGGATGTCGTGCCGGAAGCGCGACCAGACGATGACCTTCCCACTGGCTTCTTGGCAGATCGAGACCAGCTCCTCCAGACGATTGGTGGGGAATTCCACCAACTCACCCTCATCTGTCTTAAGGTGTCCCGACAGCACTTGTTGCAACCGCAACATTTGCGCAATAATAGATGTTGTCGAAACCAGTTCCCCACCCTTTAATAGGGTTAAGCCCTCGTGTCGAATCTCATCATACATTTTTGCCTGTTCTGGCGTAAGTTCGACATCCCTAGTCGTGAATATTTTCTCCGGCAGATCGAGGCAGTCCTTCTTCAGTACCCGATAGCTGAACTGGGAGATCAGACCCGACAACTCGTCAAGGTTGCGGTATCCCACCACCTGTTCGAAGCTGTGGGCCCCCATCTGGCGCTTCTGCGTGATGGCATAGCGGCTTTGGAAGGCGAAGTAGCTGGAGCACCCCAAGAGCCGAGGTCCAAGGAACTCCGCTTGAGCAAAGATATCCAGCGGCGCTTTGGTCACAGGCGACCCCGTCAATATGCGGCGGTATGCAAAATATGCGCCCGCCTTAATGAGGTTCTTGGTCCGCTTGGCCTTCATGTTCTTGATTGTGGTCGATTCGTCCACACCAATCATGCCCTTGGCCCCGAACTTCTTGCCAAGCCACGTCAGGGCTTCGACGCCTTTGACTGTGGACAGGGCTTCGATGTTCATGACAAAAAATGTCACCCCCTCGAAAGGCGTGGCAACGGACCGAATTTCTTTCAGTTGTGTGGCGTTAGGCGAACTAACCCAGCGGATCGTGCGGTGCGGAATGCTGTCGGTGAAGTGCTCTGGGATTTCCTTTGACACCCAATTGCGGTATACACCTTTAGGGGCAAAAAGAATGGCGAAGTCCACGTGCCCCGACAGGTACAGCATCCCGATATTGTCGAGCAGGGTCTTCGATTTTCCTGTTCCCATTTCCATCAGATAGCCATAAGCTGGGCGATACGCACCACGGCGCAACGCCTCGCGTTGATGCTCATACGGGGACGTCTTGAAAGAATAATTTTCCAATGACGTTTCATGGTTGACATACATGTGTCACCTCCTTATATGTGGTTGTACGGGAGACATAAGTTACTTGTCAACTGTAAACAACCCTGAAGAGGAGATACTTTATGAGTGAGACGCAACTATCCATGTCTGAAATCTTCGACGAGGCGGCAGCGCTATCGTCCTTAGACAAAGACGTCATGAAGACGCTGTCCGACTTGGTTAAGACCCTGCGACGCATCGAGGAGCAGATTGCCGACAGCGAAGAGCACCTGAAGGTGCTGAAGTCCGAGAAGCACCGCTTGTCCACGGAACTGATCCCGAGCCTGATGGCCGAGATGGGCACTGAGCGGATCGACGTGTACGGCATGACGGTAACGATCAAGCCAATCATCCACGCCTCGATCCCTGAAGATCGTCGTGAGGAAGCCTTTGGCTGGCTTCGTTCGAGTGGGAACGAAGACATCATCAAGAACGATGTGACGCTGACCTTTGGGAAAGGTAAAGACAATGTGGTCAAAAACCTCATTGCCGACCTAGAGAAGCAGGGTTACGACCCGCAGCACAAGATCCACGTGCACCCGATGACCCTGAAAGCCTTTATCCGTGAGCAAATGGAAAAGGGCACGTCCATCAACCTCGATATGTTCGGCGCATACGTCCTGAACACAGCAGAAATCCGGAGAAAGTAAATGACAACCGCAGTTGCCAAGAAGGCCTCGACCGAGGTTTCCACAGACGTCCTTAACGATATCTTTGAAACCGCTGGGGATGGCGCACACTACGACTCCTCAGAGATGCAGATCCCGTTTATTCGGGTGCTGCAAGCCTTGTCTCCCCAGTTAAACAAGAACAAGCCTGAGTTCATCAAGGGCGCATCCGCTGGGGATATCTTCAACACTGTCACGAACCAGTTCTGGGCAGGGGAAGTCGGCATCACTGTCATTCCCGTCTACCAAGAGACGAAGTATCTGGAGTTCGTGCCAAGGTCACAGGGCGGCGGGTTTAAGGGTGAACGTCATGCGTCCGACCCCGACCTACAAAGCACCCACCGCGATGGGTCCAAGGAACTTTTGCCCAACGGCAATGAACTTGTGAAGAGCGACCACCACTTCTGCCTCGTTCTGGACGAAGACGGCTCTTATCAGCCCGCCATCATCGACATGAAGTCCACGTCCTTGAAGGTGTCGCGCCGTTGGAAGACCCAGATTGCGATGCAGAAGGTCAAGTCGCCCGATGGTCGTATGCTGACGCCAGCCCTCTACGCCACCATGTGGAAGCTTGCGGTGGTCGAAGAGAGCAATGACCAAGGTTCGTGGGCCAACTGGACTGTGGACAGGGTTGGATTGGTGCAGTCACGTGAACTGTTCCAAGACGCAAAGTCCTTGCGTGAGAGCGTCTCCGCTGGTGCGATCAAGGCGGCTGCAGACCCTGATCGCGGCTCAAACTCCAGCAACGGGTCGGGCAATCCCAACCGTGGCGGTGTGCGTAACGACGAAATTCCCTTTTAAGATCAACTACTTACGGCGGGGCTTCGGTCCCGCCGCCATTGATCTGAAGGGAAGGCAATGTCAAACGAACAAAGATTTCTTGAAGCCTTCGCCGGATCGGAAGAAGGCCACGGGCAAACGACTGTCACAAGTGCGCGTCGAACCAAGGATGGAAAAGCTGAAGCCAAGAGTTTCGTGGTCCGAGGGCCGCTGACCGAGGGCATCATCGCAAGCCACTTAGGCGGAAAGCAGGGCATCGGGGCCATCCCGATTACCCGCGAGAACCGTGCCAAGTTTGGTGCAATCGACATCGACCAGTACGATCTGGACCATGCGGGTCTGATTGCGAAGGTTCGCAAGTATCGGCTCCCCGTCATCCCGTGTCGGTCTAAGTCAGGCGGGGCCCACCTGTTTGTCTTCCTGTCCGATTGGGTGGAAGCCCGTCTACTGCGTGAATACCTAGGGGAGATGGCGTCTGCGCTGGGCTACGCCAAGGCAGAAATCTTCCCGAAGCAGGACTCGATCCTGATCGAGAAGGGCGATGTCGGCAACTTCATCAACCTTCCCTATTTTGACGCGGAAAATACGCTCCGCTATGCGTTTAATGACGCTGGCGAGGCCATGACCCTAGAAGAATTTCTTGATGCCGTAGAGGCCAGCAGGGTCGATCTATCGGCCATGGAGTTCCTGACATACGTCGATGAGGATGTTGCACAGGAAGACGCCCCAGAGCGCGGCTGGCTGAAGGAATTGCCGCCCTGCATCCGCAACAAGCTGCGCGAAGGCCCGATTACGTCAGAGCGCAACCACTGGGCGTTCCAGTACTGCGTTTTTTCCAAGAAGAAGGACATCGAT